ATAAGTTTTATGGAGTTTCGGGAGATGCTGCGTCATTTGTTTACGATGGAACGACTGCTTCAAACCTTGCGTCGAATGTCAACGGTTCAGCAGGAAATTACCCTATAGCTAAATACACTTGCCATTGGAACAACCATGCTTGGGTTGCTCACACCAAAGAAGGTGGCACTGCTTACGCTAACCGTGTGCGTTGGTCACGAATAGATGACCCAGAAACATGGTTTGATTACGATTATGTGGATGTCAACGTAGGGGAACGAGGCGACGAATTGTCTGCTCTTGTACCCTTCGCTGATCGCTTATTAATTTTCAAAACGAACAGCGTTCATGCGCTGTACGGTTTTGATTCTTTGACGTTTCAGTTAGTGCCTCTTTCCCAGGATGTGGGTTCTGTGGCAATGTCGTCACCAGTTTCGACTCCTTATGGAGTGTTTTTCTGGTATGACCGTCAAGGCGTATGGATGTATGACGGCGACAAGTTTGTTTGGGTGTTTGAAAAACTCCAACCAGCTATCGATGATGGAAGATTACAGTTCAACAATCCGCCTCAGTTGGCTTGGTTTAAGAACAGGCTTTATGTTTCCGTTGATTGGGATGATTCAGGTGGTGCTGTTACCCATCGCCGTGTTCTAGTTTTTGACCCAACTTTGGGTGCTTGGACTATGACGAATATAGACGCTAATGCGATGATAACGTTTGCGCCTCCTGGCGCTGAACAGGATTTGTTGGCTGCTTGTTATACGAACTCGGGTCGTGTGATCCATTTGGAACAGAATTTGCAAAGCGATTTCTATGGGACGACGACATCGCATATTGATTCTTCTTATACGACAAGTTGGCTTGTTGGGAAGAATCCGATTGTTAAGAAGCGGTGGGGTAAGCCTCGTATTGTGGTGAGTTCTGATGCAACTGTGGCTATGTCTGCAAAGTTGTATACGGATTACGACACTGCGAACTTTAAGAAGTCAATGTCCTTTGGTGTTCAAACGGGGGCTACGTCTGGGGCAACATGGGCTGCTTCGGCAGGCCCAACGGGGGGGACAGGCGTTTATGGTACGAGTACTTGGGCGAGTGAGCCCAATACGGATGTTACGAATATTGAGCGGCTGCCTACTCTTGGGACAGCTAAGGCTATTCAATTAAAGGTAGAAGGCCCTACATCTGTTGATGAGGCTTGGGAAGTGAACGCTATGGCATTTACTTATATTCATAGGAGACTGCGTTAATGGCAACCTTTACCCAGCCAAATACGGCTGTAGCTGGTAGTGCGATCATCGCTAGCGAACATAACTCTAACTGGACTTATTTGAAGAACTGGTTAGAGGGTGTTCCTGGTCAGACCGCTACTTATCCTGGGGTAATTCAGAATACTGGTGGAACAGTTAGCGGCGATTTAGCTGTTACTGGTGGTTTAACTGGTGGGACTCTTACTTCTACGGGAAATGTTTCTCTTGGAGCAACAAACCACCTGTATTTGAGCAGTACCCAACATAGCGTTATTGGTTTGAGCACTGGTACTGATATTAATGCTCAGACTGCTGGGAGTTTCTTAAAGGATTTGAACTATCGAGCGAACTTTGTAAGTTCTGCCGCTCCAGGCGGTGTTGCTGGTCCTGGCAATAACGTCCACTGGCTTTCTATGGGGTCAGACGTAGCTTCTGGCGCAGATGCTGGAAACTATTTGTCTGAGAGTCACCGTTATTCGGTGTACTCTCGTCGTGCTGGCGATGGATGGAGTCCTGGCGGCGGCGCTGCACATCCAGGCCGTCCTTCTTCTGAATATCGTTTAGTTATCAACGGCTCAATGGCGATCCGTGGAGACATTATTGGTTATTCAGCTTTTAACGAAAGCGTGCCTGGAACTTCAACTGATTATTTAGAAGGTGAAGGTACTCGTATTAATTGCCAGTGGTTGAATGTCGCAGCGAATGTTGACGTAAATGGCTACATCAGGGTGATGACCAAATACGATCATGCCCGTTTGTTTATGGGCAATGATTACGGCCAGCCTGGTGAGGATTGGTTGGAATGGAACGACAATATTCATTCAAGTCAACCTGGGTTTGGGTTTCACGTAAATGGTTCTTCTTCTGTAAATGAGAGCGGTCGTGTTCTTTCAATCTCGAAAGATGGGAGCAACTATGTAGATGTTCGTGCTCCTGTCCAAAGCAACATTGGTGGTTCAACTACTGCTGGTTGGCCGACGATCTCAGGAACCACAGCAAATATTGATACAAGCACTCAACGCCTTGGGGTTTCTTCTTCTTCTATTCGTTTCAAGGAAGATGTAGAAGATTTAGGAACAGAAGAGAACTGGGACAAATTGCGTTCATTGAAGCCACGCACGTTCCGCTGGAACCGTGAAGTAGCTGATCGCTCTAGCTTGGATTATGAAACTCAGATCCCAGAGCCAGGGTTTATCGCTGAGGAAGTTCACGAAGTGGCACCTGATATGACATTGTACGATGAGAATGGTGACCCGATTGTGTATCGAGAGAAGTCAATGCTTGCGATGCTAGTTAAAGCAGTGCAAGACATTGACGAGCGTTTGGGGGCTCTTGAATAATGGCAACAGGGACCACGTACACCAATGATGTAGGCAGAGGCCAGAACCTCATTTCCTATGCTGACGGTTTCCGTTATCAAGGACAATGGTCGTCTGGTACCTCCTACTCTGTTGGCGATGTTGTTGAATACAGCAGCGGTTCCTATGTTGCTCGCACAGCGCACTCTGGTCAAACTCCTTCTGCTGGTAGCAGTTATTGGCAAACAATTTCTGCGCCAGGAGCAGCAGGTGGCCCTGGCCCAGCAGGAGCATCAGGACCCCAGGGGCCGTCTGGTCCCACGGGTCCAGCAGGCGCAACTGTTCTTAACGGGATAGGTGATCCGCAAAACGTTACTGGCGTTGACGGTGACTTCTACTTGAATGTATCCAATAACTATTTCTTTGGGCCTAAAGCTAGTGGTGTGTGGCCTGTTGGATTTAGTTTGGTTGGCCCGCAGGGGTCGCTTGGGCCGACGGGACCGACGGGACCTACTGGCCCGTTAGGTCCCCCTGGAGGTCCGCCTGGACCCACAGGGCCGTTAGGTCCGACAGGTCCGACTGGTGCTGCGGGACAAGCCAGCGGTTTAGTAAATGGTGGAACTGCTGACAGCAACAGCAATGGAGATTATGGAGGCGTCACACCGATTGACGCAGGAGGGCCAACGTAGTGCCTATTCAGATTCAATTTCGTAGAGGAACCTATGCTCAGTGGGTTGCTGCTGATCCTGTCTTAGCTGACGGTGAAATGGCAATTCAAACTGACGCTGGTGGTGGCGAACAAGCCATGACCTTAAAGATTGGTGATGGTGCTACGGCTTGGAGTTCGCTGGCTTACGGCGGGCTACGTGGCCCGACGGGGCCGACAGGTCCTCACGGTACTTCTGTCAATAACCTTGACGGGGGCGAAGCGGCAACTAATTATGGAGGCATCGGGGCTACGGCTACTGGTGGTAACGCACAAGGAATATAAATGGCTGTACAGATACAACTTCGACGAGATACCAGCACGAACTGGACCTCTGCTAACCCTACGTTGGCTTTGGGGGAACTAGGCCTCGAAACTGACACCATGCTGTATAAGGTGGGCGATGGCGCTACTGCGTGGAACTCTCAGAGCTACGCAACGTTAGCTGGTACCGACAAGTTCACAATTAACGAACAGACAGGTACTGCTTACACGTTGGTTGCTGGTGACGCTGGCAAGCTTATTAAGATGACGAACGCTGCGGCGAACACTGTGACGGTGCCACCAAGTTCGAGCGTCAACTATGACATTGGGGTAACAATCAACGTTGTCCAATATGGTGCAGGTCAAACAACTTTGACGGCTGGCGCTGGTGTAACCATCTACTCGTACAACGGTGCGTTGAACATTACTGGTCAGTACGGTCAAGCTGTTTTAACGAAGTGTGCGGCTGATACCTGGATTGCGGCAGGACTTCTGAGCTAATGGCTGGTGTAACTACTGCTTCACGAATGAGTCTTGGGGCTGTTGCTTCTTCTGAAGCGTTAAACCCAGTGGCTTTTGGCGAAGCAATTACTTGGGGCAACGGCAACGGAGCATATTGGATTCAAGGTTTGAATGGCACTGTTGGGAGTAAATACCACGATTTAGAAATCTGGTTTAATTCAAGTCAGCAATCAACTTGGACTACTTGGTGGGCATTTACTTGGGCTACCGCAGGGCAAACCCAGCAAACCAATGCTATGAATCAATCGTATTATTACTCAGGTTATTCGAGTGGTTCGAGCCAAGGCACAAATAACGGCAGTTACGCTTACAACTATCCAAATGGTTATAGCAGTTATGGTCATGGCTATTGTATTTATTTATCGAACTTTAGCAGTAGCTCAAATATTAAGAGTTGGCATGGTCGAGGCGGTTACACAAACGGTAACGCCACAAGTTACGTTACGTGCCAACAAGGTGGCGGAAGTATCAACCTAACCCAGCCGATAGATAGCATTTATATCCAAAATGGGTACAACAATGGAAGTAGCAGTTACCAAGGTTTTACTGTTTTTGGAAGAAGGCCTAAATAATGACTGTTAAGAGTAAATTTTATCTGTTGGGTACTGTTGAAACGAATAATTCGACTACACAGTTTCTGGAACTTACAAATATCAGTACCGATTATGCGGTGTTGCGTATCGTGTTTAACGGAATGATTGATCATTCTGGTGGTGGAACTACCAATGTTGCTTCAGGTCAATGGCAGCAAGGAGTAAGTATTGGGATGCAAGGCGCTTGGACTGGAGGTCCTAACGCTTCTGCTATGAAATACAGAAACATGCAGTGTCACCAGGCATCAAATTCAACTAACTGGCAGACCGCCATTGGCTGTGCACATCAAAGTTATTCGGTGACTCCTTATGGGGAAATTGGCAGACAGTATTATCACAGCGGCAATCTTGATGGCACTGAACGTTTCACCATAGAAGGCATAGTTGTGCAGCCTGGAAACAACCAGTCAAAACAAATCCTTTGGAAAGGCAGCGGAACCAGCCCAGCGTCGTCGGCGCAAGGCACATCTTATTCTGGTTCTGGTTGGACTGGATGCACAAAATTAGATGCCCAAAATTCTGCTTCAGCGCAAAGAGCTATGGCCCCGATGGACAGTATCCGTATAGGAGCAGGTTGGGATTCTGCTGGCACACCTAAAACTTTGGGTATCTATTCAAGTTTGGCTGTTTACGGTGAGGGTTGGACCTCTGACGTTCAAACAGGAAATGACTGGAGTTAATTATGGCTGATCAACCTTGGGTTCTCCAATCCCATATCGCCCAGAACAATGCGACTTCTTCAATAACTTTTTCAAGTCTTACTTCCCAATATTGCACCAATGCTGCTGGTACTACAACTTTACTTGATTACTCTAATGCCCCTGTTTTCCGTATTTTCTTCAAAGTGCAGTTTCAAACTTCCCAAAATGTTTTAGGTAGCAGCAATTTCTCTTTCCACGGCAATTACACGGCAGCAAACGACTTTGTATACGACTACCAGAGCGCACAAAATTATACTTCGATGAGTCCATATTCATGGGCGGGCACAAGTCGTGACTACAGCTACAGCACAAGTCGGCAAGAAGTTGGTTATGCGGTTGGGGGATCACAGTTCAATAACTATAACTGGGGGACATCTGTAAACGATCTTGATGGAAACTCGGTGGCTTCTAATTCACGTCGCCGTGGGGCATGGATTACGGGATGGTATGAAAATTATTTCCCAAATCAAGCTGCTTATTACCCGTGGACTTATCACGTTGGAATGGTAACCGATCAACAAATGGATAATTCTGCTGCTGCTCCTACTGCTGATTGGGGTGCTTGGGGTATAGGCTCTGGGGGATGCACTAACGGCCCGTACATAGACACTATAACTATTACATCTGCCTACAATTTTATTGGAGATTTTTTTGTGTTTAGAGGTTGTAATGGGAATCACCAAGTTAATGAATAAGGAATCAATATGTCTTTGAGAGAACCACCGATAATGTGCACAATTCACAATTGTGCTACTGGTGAAACAACAGAACGTGAGCTAACTGAAGAAGAGTACGCTCAACGAGATATAGATGTTGCTCTTGCTGAAGAGCAGGCTGCTGTTATGGCGCAAGAGCAAGCTGATGCTGCGGCTGGTCGCCAAAAGCTTTTTGACCTTGGGTTAAGCGAAGCTGAGGTTAATGCTCTTGTAGGTCCTCCTGCTCCTGATGGTGCGGAAGATGTTGAGAATCCAGCACCAGCAGTATGAGTGCTGACGTAGGTATCGAAGAAGTTATTGCTTCTTTGAGTGAACGTGGGCAGATGGAATGGGAACTCGCTTTAATGCGGGTTCACATTAAACAGCTTGAAGAG